TATTCAGCTTTGACTATCGCTGCTTAACTTCAAAATCCTTGCGGTTAATGTGTCAAGTGTTATTGACAATTTCAAAACGAGTTCAGAAACTGGGAGGGTAAGACATGATATTGCAGGCAAACAAGAAATTCATTGACACCAGCCATGTGGCACATCTGCTGACTGCCGGAGAAAAGTATGCGGACAAGCTTGTCTTTTCCGTAGAGCGATTTTATCAGGAAACCGATCTGTCCGGCTGTCTGTTTGTGATGCGTGGTGTCAACAGTGCCGGAAATCTGGCACTGGAAACGCTTTCGCAGGAAGTCATGGAAACAGAGATCCGGCTGACATGGAACGTGTCTTCGGCGTTTACTGCGGTTTCCGGTATGCTGGCGTTGGAGATCGTCTGCTATGACAACAGCGACCGCATTCTGAAATACACGGTCACGCCCATGCAGGTGAAAGCCTCTGTGCTGGAGGAATACAGCGGCGGTGTGGACGCTATCGAGGAAGCACTGAAAGAAATGGAACGGATCCTGACGGAAACCAGAACAATTTCGGTACAGCTGCCGCAGATCCGCAACGGCACATGGTGGCTGTATGATACCGACAGCGGAGCGTATACAGACAGTGGTCTGCCGGCTCGTGGTGAAAAAGGCGAACCGGGAGAAAAAGGCGATCTGGGCGAGCAGGGCGTTCCCGGTGAAAAGGGAGAAACCGGAGAAAAGGGTGAGCCGGGTGCAAAGGGCGATCCCGGCGAAAAAGGCGAACCCGGTGCACCCGGAAAAGACGGTGCAGACGGCGTAGACGGACGTGACGGTGCGGACGGAAAATCCGCCTATCTCCTTGCAGCAGAGCATGGCTACAGCGGTTCTGAATCCGAGTGGCTGGCATCTTTGAAAGGCGAAAAGGGAGATGCCGGACAACCGGGGGAACGTGGAGAAAAAGGGGATCCGGGAGAGCAGGGCATTCCCGGTGAAAAAGGCGACACCGGTGCAGACGGGAAAGACGGTTTTTCCCCCATTGCTGCTGTGGCGAAAGACGGCAGCACGGTGACCATCACCATCACAGATGTCAACGGTACAACCACAGTAACGCTGACAGAGGGTGCGGCAGTAGACCTCACCCCATACGCAAAGACGGTCTATGTGGACGGAAAGGTGCAGGAGCTGTCCGACAGCCTGACGTATACCTTGCAGGAGCATACGCTGTCCATCACGCATCTGGAGGAATCCGCACACACCCACGACAATCTGGACGTACTGAATAAGATCAGCGGAACAGAGTGGACACAGCTGGTTTCCATCAAGCATTACCACAACAACATAGAAACGCTGAACAGCATTAGTCCGGCGGACTATGAGAATCTGAGTAGCAAGTTTCCGGCGAGAATCACGGCGTTAGAGGATTCTTTGGGCGACATTGCAACTGCTCTGGCGGACATTGTGGAGGTGACGGCGTAAATGGCGACAATTGCACAGTACATTGCAGAGATCAACCACCAGCGTGACCTGCTGGCAGGGCATCTGGTTGCCCGTGGCATTATCGCAACGGCAGACGAAAAGCTGAATCTGCTGGTACACAAGGTTTCCCTGCTGCCCTCTGGCTCGACCGAAAAAACAGTGATTTTTGATGCAGACCACCGGGACGGAATCTTTCTTTCCCACAATAACACCTTGTACAGTCTTTCTGCGTTTACGGCGGTATATCCGGACTTTTGCAGCAGCAAAAATGAGTATGCCCTGAACTATTCCACCTCTATTTTTGGATGGGATTATTCCTGCTACACCTGTTCGACTGTGCCGCTGACGCTCTCTGCGGCAACACAGATCGCCATGCGGTTTCTGGCAAGCAGCACAGAAACCGGCATCATGCGGCTGGTACAGTCGGACAGCGGCACAGCAGAGGACATTCTCAGCAAGGCACAGACAGAGGGCAGCCATATTGACCTGTCCTTGCAGTGGCTGTACAGCACGGATTATATCACCACGCTGACCCCCTGCGAAGGTGTTACCACAGGCACATACTATCTGGCATGGGTCGGACGGAGCAACAACAGCCGTCCGCTGATCCGGTCGATTACAGCGATTTAAGGAGGTTATTTTATGAATCTGATCGAGGCAGTTGAGCAGCTGAAAAGCGGCAAGGCGATCCGGCGGAGCAGCTGGGGGGATGCGGCGATTCAGGCGGCACAGCTGGAAAACGGACAGTATCAAATCTTTGCTTCTGGGAATCTCACGCCGGAAATGCTGGTTTTGCTTTCCGGCGACTATGAAGCAACAACAGGAACGGAGGAAACATGATGGAAGTTTTGGGTATTACAGCAGTAGCAGCAATCACGATCATCTGCTATCTGGCGGCGGAGATCGTGAAGGTCACTTCTCTGGACAACAAATGGATTCCGGTCATCTGCGGTATTTCCGGCGGCATTCTGGGAATTGCAGCGTTGTTCTGGATGCCGGATTTTCCGGTGCAGGATGTGCTGTCTGCGGCAGCAGTCGGCATTGTGTCCGGACTGGCAGCAACGGGAGCAAATCAGATTTTCAAGCAGTTCAGGAGCTGATGAAATGGCAAAATATGCGTATGAAGATAATCCGCAGCTTTCGCCTCATTTTTGTGCCAGAGAATTCCGCTGCAAATGCAGTTCTCCGCACACGTTTCAGGTGTCGGAACAGCTGATTTCGATGCTGGAACGGCTGTATATGGCGTTGGACTGCGGCAAGATCATCGTCAGCAGCGGCTACCGCTGTGCATCACATGACAAGGCAGTTGGTGGAAACGGAGCAGGGCAGCATACCAAAGGCACGGCGGCGGACGTGGTGTGCTACGACAAGTCGGGCAACATAATTTCAGCAAAGACGGTGTGCTGTAAGGCTCAGGATCTGGGCTTCGGCGGCATTGCCAATATCACCGGTGCTTATACTTCGGTGCATCTGGATGTACGCACCGGCAGCCGATATTATGGTGATGAAACCAAAGGCACAAACACAGTGACAAACAATTTCTACAGCTATTTCGGCATTGCAAAAGCACAGCCGCAACCATCTGAAATTGTGGCAAAAGGGATTGATGTTTCCAAGCATCAAGGCGTGATCAACTGGGAAAAAGTCAAGGCATCCGGGCAGGTGGATTTTGCGATTTTACGGGCTGGTTTTGGGAAAGAATCCAGCCAGATCGATGTGCAGTTTGAACGGAATTACAGCGAGTGCAAACGGCTTGGAATTCCCTGCGGTGCGTACTGGTACAGCTACGCCAAAACTGCCGCAGAAGCGTGGCAGGAGGCTGCTGTGTGCCTGTCTGCTCTGGCTGGAAAGCAGTTCGAGTATCCAATCGCATTTGACATCGAAGAACAGGCAAGTTTGCAAAATGCAGATGCCCTGTGTCAGGCGTTTTGCAGTGCGTTGGAATCTGCCGGGTATTATGCGGCAATTTATACGTTCAAGTCGGCTCTGGAAAGCTGTATCGGGGACGATATAAAAAGCCGGTATGACGTGTTTCTGTCTCATGTGGATGTGAGCAGATCGTCCTATGCCGGGAATTATGGGCTGTGGCAGTACAGCTGGAAAGGCAGCGTTTCCGGCATTGTCGGCGAGGTGGATCTGGACTATGCGTATCAGGATTATCCGGCGATCATCAAGGCTGCCGGGCTGAATGGATTTGCAAAAAATGCAACAACTACCACAGACAAGCCGAATGAGGACACAGAAAAAGACACCAACAATAATGACACACTCAAACAGATCTTGCGGCACGTTGCCAGTATTGACGAGAAATTGAACGGATAAAACAGCGGTAAAACGCCGTTTATAGGTAGTAAAAAACGCTCTTGAACGTGGTGTTCAGGAGCGTTTTTTTCGTTTTGCGTGTCAGTTTTTTGCGTTTTGCGTGGCAGGCTACAAAAGTGAAAGAAGTTCTAAAAATCCCCCTTAAAGCAACGCTCTATCGCCATCAACAATCCGCCTGCCGCTTTGCCTGCGAACGCTTTGGCATCCTGCCTTCAGAGACACACAGCAATGGCGTGGCATTGCTTATGGAAATGGGCTGCGGAAAGACCATCACCAGCATTGCCATTGTTGGAATTCTGTATCAGTATCGTCATATCAGAAGAATCCTGATCACAGCACCACTGTCTATTCTCTCTGTCTGGGAACAGGAATTTGCACGTTTTGCGGCTTTTCCATATCAGCTGACTGTTCTGAAAGGCAGCAGTACACAGAAAAAAGAACAGCTTTCCAAGCTGCACGGGAATGATTTGCAAATCGCTGTTGTCAATTATGAATCTGCATGGCGATTGGAGAAAGAACTGCTTGCCTTTGATGCCGACCTTATCATAGCAGATGAGGCACATAAGATCAAAGAAAATCGTACATCGCAGTCCAAAGCCATGCACCATCTGGGGGATCAGGCGAGATATAAGCTACTTCTGACTGGAACACTCATCACCAACAAAGAACTGGATGTCTTTTCCCAGTATCGTTTTCTGAATAAAGAGATCTTCGGGACAAGCTTCTATGCTTTTCGCAGTCGTTATTTCGATATGTGCGGCTATGGGAACCATGTTCCGGTTTTCAAAAAGTCTTTGCTGGAGGAGTTCCTGCAAAAACTGCATTCCGTTGCCTATCGTGTGACCAAAGCGGAATGTCTGGACTTGCCTCAAATTACCGAGGAAATCCGCACGGTAGAACTGGAACCGAAAGCAATGAAACTATACAAGCAGCTGGAAAAAGAATGCTTTGCGGAGCTTGCAGGTTCGGAAATTTCGGCAGTAAATGTACTGACAAAAATGCTTCGTCTGTCTCAGGTCACAGGCGGTCACCTCACCAATGACGAGGGAGATTGCAATGCTGTCAGCACAGCAAAACTGGATGCTCTGTCCGATATTCTGGACACCATGCTTGCAGAAGAAAAAAAGCTGGTCATTCTGGCAAGGTTTGCACCGGAACTGGACGGCATTCAGGAACTGCTGAAACGAAAACAGATTGGCTATGCGTCTGTGCGTGGCGGTGTTTCTAACCGTGCCGAAGAAATCCGGAGATTTCAGGAAGATGCAGAATGCCGTGTATTTGTTGGGCAGATCGCAGCGGCAGGACTGGGCATTACTTTGACAGCAGCATCCACGATGGTGTTCTATTCGCTTGATTACAGCATGAGCAACTTTGAACAGGCAAAAGCAAGAATCCACAGAGTCTCTCAGACAGAGAACTGCCTGTACATTTATCTGATTGCAAAGCATACAGTCGATACAAAAATCCTTCGTGCTTTGCGGGATAAGGCAGATCTGGCGAAAATGCTGGTGGATGATTACCGAAACGGCAGCAATCCATTTCAGGAAGGAGTTTGAAATGCAAACACAGAATATGTATGAATTGGCGGAGCATCTGAAACAACTCCGTGAGGAAAAGAAGAATGCAGAACAGCGATTGAAAGAAATGAACGCTGAAATTGAACAGGCAGATTATCAGCTTTCTATGCTGATGGCAGAAACAGAAACGCAGAATTTCACCCGTGCAGGAACGATGTTTGCCCTGACCACCAAAACCCGTGCTTCTGCCATGGCAGGGCGGAAGGACGAACTGTATGCAGCTCTGAAAGAAAACGGCTACGGTGATCTGGTCTATGAAACTGTCAATGCTAACAGTCTGTCTGCTTTTGTCAAAGAGCAGATCGCAGAAAATCAGGATACTGTACCAGAGTGGCTGAGCGGTCTTGTCCATGTCTATGAGCAGACCTCTGTATCTGTTCGTCAATCTGCAAAATGAAAGGATGAAATCAATGAAAAATGAAATGATGGAAACCAACCAAACAGGCTTCCTTGCTCTGCAGGACTTTGATCTTGCCGATGTGATGTGTGCAGAAATGGACGGCTTATCTGCTGCATTTGAACGAGTTAAGATCCCATCCGGCGGCGGTGTGATGTTTGAAATTCCCGGTGAGAATCCGGAGGAACCGGACACGGTAAAAACGTTTTCCGCTGTGATCCTCTATCAGCATTCTTTGAATGCCTACTACCAAAGCGAATATCAGGGTGGCTCCAATCCACCGGACTGCGGCAGTTTTGACGGGCATCATGGGGAAGGAAATCCCGGCGGCAGCTGTGATTCCTGCCCGCTGAATCAGTATGGATCCGGAAAGAACGGTGCAAAAGCCTGCAAGAATCGCCGTCGTCTGTATCTGCTTCGGGAGGGCGATATTTTTCCGGTAATTCTGTCTCTGCCTACCGGTTCTCTGAAGTCCTTTACTCGTTATCTGATGCGTGTGATCCCCAAATACAAGAATTCCAATGCTGTGGTAACAAAATTTACACTGAAAAAAGCCGTCAGCAGCACAGGCATGAGCTATTCCCAGGCACAGTTTGCTGTAGAACGGGTGTTGTCACCGGAAGAATATCCACTGATCGCAGCTATGACAGAACAGGTCAAGGCACTTAGTAAAAATGTGGGCTATGATACAGAAGATGCACTGCGTGTGGACCCGGAAACCGGCGAAGTCATGGAGCCGCTGAATTGAGGAGAACGCTATGGAGAATTACAGATGTGTCACTTCGGTGCAGGAAATTCAGCAGTATGTCAGCAATGCCGCCGTTGTGGCTTTTGACTATGAAACTGCACCGGATGAGCCTTACCGCATCGAAGAAAAGGCAGCTCTTGATCCGGCAAAAAGTCATATTGTCGGGTGCAGCTTTTCCGCCAAAGAGCATACGGGAATCTATGTTCCTGTTGCTCATAAAATTGGAAGAAACATGGATGGCATTGCTTTTTTTCGATTTCTGCAAAACTTTCTCACAAACAAAAATATCGTCAAAGTTGCTCACAATATTGCCTTTGAATCTGCAATATCCTGTCAACGGGATATCGTCATACAGCCGCCGGTGTATGATACCATTTGTGCAGCACAAATGACCTTGAAAAACAACTACGCATTTCGCAAACTTGCTGACAGCGGTCTGAAAAAACTGGCGGAAGAATTGTGTCATGAACGGCTGCCCACTTTTTCGGATGTTACAAATGGCAGACACTTTGACGAACTGGATGCACAGGATATGGAAACAATACGCTATGGCTGTGCGGACTCTGATTTTGCCTTGCGGCTGTATTATATTTTCAACAACTGGTTTGACCGTTTTCTGCCGAAACATCGGTACCTTGTGGAAGAAATCGAATCACCTGCAGCGGTGTACTTAGGGCTGATGAAATACAACGGCGTGCCTGTGAATGCAGATTTGATGAAAGTGCGTCAGCAGGAGGCAGGGGAGCAAATGGAATATATCCGCAATGAAATTGCAATGTGCATTGGCGATGTTCCGATTGGTGCAAACTGCAGTACTAAAGCTTTCAAGGAGTATCTGTATCAGACTTTACAGCTGCCTGTTATGAAAGTCACAGCATCCAACAGAGAAGCAGCAGATGATGCCACAATGATCCTGCTGAAGGAATGGTGTGATGCCAACCGTCCGGAACTTTCTCCTTTGTTCATACTGGTACAGGAATACCGGAAATGGAGCAAGATCAAGTCTACCTACATTGACGGCTATCTGAAATATCTGAATTCTGCAACGGGCAGGATCCATCCGGATTTCTTTGCTCTGTCCACGGAAACAGGAAGAATGAATTGCCGCAATCCCAATTTACAGAACTGCCCCAGAAAAAGCAACGATCCCATCGGTGTCCGCAATTTTATTCAGGCTCCGAAAAATCATCTGATCTTGTCTCTCGATTTTTCGCAAATCGAACTGCGTGTGGGAGCATTCTACTGCCGGGACAAGACGATGATGGAAACCTATCAGAACGGCGAGGATATTCATGCGGCAACCACTGCCGTCATTTTTGGCTGTACCTATGCAGAAGCACAAAACAAGCATCGACCGGAATACAAGGAACAGCGTACCATCGCCAAGAACGTGAACTTTGGCACATTTTACGGGCTATTTCCAAAGGGACTGCAGAGCACATTGAAGTTCAAGGCAGGCGTAGAGAAATCTATACCGGAATGTGAAGAAATCATTCGCAATCTGAAGGCTGGCTATCCGGCTTTGACGGGCTGGCAGAATGAAACAAAGATGATCGCAAAGCAGAAACTGTATACAGAAACCTGGCTGGGACGCAGAAGGTATCTTCCCAATATTCGCAGCGACAACTGGGGACTGCAGTCCTTTGCGGAACGATGTGCCTTGAATACCCCGATTCAGGGAACGGCTGCGGATATTCTGAAGCTGGCAATTGTCCGTATTTTAGAAGGACTGCCGTCACGCCCATGGCTGAGACCGATCCTGCAGATTCACGATGAACTGACGTTTCTCATTCCGAAAGACAGATTGCAGGAAGCAGTGGCTTTTGTGAAAGGCTGTATGGAACAGCAGCCGTTTCCGGAGTTTGATCTGCCCCTTGTGGCAGAAGCATCTGCCGGAGAAAGCTTCGGCAATTTAGAGGAACTGGAGGAATGAACTTGGCAGAAACACACAACAAGGAAGGATACTTCTCGCCAACCGAATTTGAAGCAATGAAAAGAATAGAGAGCGAGGAGAAAAAGACACGGAGACTGGCGGCATTCCGACCGCTTGTATATATCTGTTCTCCCTATCGTGGCAATACCAATGAAAACATTGAAAATGCCCGGAAATACAGTCGTTTTGCGGTAGTACATCACAGTATTCCCATTGCACCGCATTTGCTTTTTCCACAGTTTCTGGACGATACCCTAGGGGAAGACCGGCAAACTGCAATGTTCATGAATTATGTGCTTCTGACAAAATGTGTCCAGCTGTGGGTATTCGGCAGCAGTATTTCTGAGGGCATGACACAGGAGATCCAATGGGCAAAACGCAGGCATATGCCGATTCGATATTTCACAGAAGAGATGGAGGAAGTTGTATGAACATATCGGCACAGGACGTGATCAATGCGATCTTTCATCCGGATGATACCGTATGTCTGCGTATTTTTGATGATCGGAAAGAAGGCATCTTTACCGGTGCCAAAATGTCCGTGGAGGCAGGAAAATTCTTTGCAGTAGAGTCCACTCTGAAAGAACATAACCAGAAAAATCATGGCATCTTTTTTGTGGTGAACTCCGGTGGTCAGACCGATGACAGCATTACTCGCATCAATGCACAGTTTGTGGAGATGGACGATAAAACTTTCGAGGAACAGCAGACACTCATCGATGCGTTTCCGCTGCCGCCGTCTATGGTTATCAGAACAAGAAAATCGCTGCATACATACTGGTTTGTCAAAGAGGCAAAGGTGTCATTGTTTCGCCCCATTCAAAAGGCACTGGTGCAGCATTTCGGCGGAGATCCTGCCTGCGTCAACGAAAGCCGTGTCATGCGTCTGCCGGGATTCTATCACTGCAAGAAAGAACCGGTCTTGGTGGAGTGCATCTCGTTTCACCCGGAACGAAGATACACACAGGAACAGCTGATAGAAAGACTGCCGGTTTCGCAAGAAGCAGAAGAACAACCGAAAGTACCGCTGCATGGAGAACAGAAAGGAATCGGCGTTGTAGAAGCAGAATGCGATTTTATCAAGTACTGTCGGGACAATGCAGCTGTACTTTCTGAACATGACTGGTATGCGATGATCTCCAATTTAAGTGTGTTTGAAGGCGGTGCAGCGGTCATACATCAATACTCCAAGCCGTATCCGAAGTATTCTTTTGAAGAAACGCAGAATAAGATCCAGCATTTTCGCCGCAGCGGAACAAAACCTATGACCTGCCGCACCATTGCAGAGAAAGGCTTTTCCTGCCCAAAGCTGCGAAGTGGACAGTGCAGCTGTAAATCTCCTGCGGCTCTGTGTTTTCAGCCGCTTTCCATTGATGGCATTCGGGCACTGCTGCTGCAGCAAAAGGTGCAAAATGCCGTGGTGGAAGATTTGCAGACTGCACGAAACTTTGTGTCGGAATATCTTTACAATGTGGACAGCGTGACTGCCGAATCGATGATCCATTACGATTTAAAGCAGCATTTCGGTTTCAAAAATGCAGATGTCAAGCCGCTGCTTGCTCTGCAAAAAGAACTGTACAAGGCATTTCAAAACAAATCCGAAACACGGAAGCATCGCTCCGGCATGGAAATTCCCGACTGGTATGAAATGACAGAACGGGGTCCGAAGTTTCTGCCCGGTGTGCTTGCAGAACACATGACACAGAATGCCCCCGTGTTTTATTCTGCCGAGCAGTATTATTGCTATGAAAACGGCGTTTATCACAGCATCACGGAACTGACAGCAAGAAATATGGTACGGGATAAAATGCTGACCAGATACACAAAGCTGTCTCAGATCAATGATACCGAAGGACAATGGAAGATGCAGGTGCAGAAGGATATTCGGGAACTTAATCCCAATCCCTATCTCATCAATGTGCGAAATGGACTGTACAATGTGCTGGACGAAACCTTATCGGAACACACCGCAAAGTATCTGTCTACGGTACAGCTGAATGTGCGATATATGTCCGGTGCAAAGTGTCCCAGATTTTTGCAGTTTCTGCATGAATCCGTGGAGGAGGATCAGGTGACGCTGATTCAGGAGATGCTGGGCTACTTTCTCATTCCGGTCAATCATGCCCAGAAGTGCTTTATCATTGTGGGAAAAGGCGGTGCCGGGAAGTCTGTGCTGCTGCGGGTGCTGAATGAACTGCTGCTGGGAAAAGAAAATGTGTCCAATGTAGCATGGCAGGCATTGAATGATCGATTCAAGACCGCAGAACTTTTTGGCAAGTGGGCGAATATCTGTGCAGAGCTGCCCACAAAGGGCATTGAAGACAACGGCATTTTCAAGGCGTTGGTCGGAGAGGATTATCTGACTGTGGAAAAGAAAAACAAAAATCCCTTTTCTTTTCAGCCCTATGCGAGGCTGCTCTTTTCCTGCAACAGCATTCCGAAGAACTATGGGGACAAATCGGAGGGCTTTTACCGCCGTCTGATCATTGTCCGGTTCGATCATTCTGTGCCGGAGGAACGACGAGATCCGGAACTTCTGGAGAAGTTCCGCTGTGAAGCAGATGGGATCTTTCAATTTGCCTTAGAAGGACTGCGGCGGCTGATGCAGAATCATTTTCATTTTTCCGAAACACAGGCAAATGCACAGGAACTCCAGAAATACCGGGAGGACAGCAACAGCGTGCTGGCGTTTGTTCGGGACTGCTGTACTTTGCAAATGGATGCAGAAGTGGGAAGAATGGAGTTCTTTGCACGGTATAAAGCATACTGTGACAGCTGCGGCATGGCTCCATACAGTCAGCAGAATTTCAACAACGAACTGGAAGCAAATTTTCCCACGGTCGTGAAAGCAGCAGACAGAACCGGAAAACGGAGGACATGGAGAGGCATCAGCTTTTCAGAAAGCCATGTGTAGCTTGCCAGGGGAGAGGTCTGCACAGCGTTCTGACAGGGTTTACAGGCTTTGCAGGGAATTCCCGTAATCTTTTATATATTTCCTATTTTATATCCCCATATATTTTCTCATTTTTTATGAGTATAATAGAAATTTCCCTGTAAAATCAGTAAAGAGGTAAGAGGTGAGCAGTTTGAAAGAAGCGGATATCGTAAGGACGATTTTGAGGTATCTGAAAACCGTGCCGAATTGTTTTTGCTGGAAGGAGCATGGCGGGATGTATGGAACGGCAGGAATCCCCGATGTGATCGCCTGCATTGGCGGCAGGTTCTTTGCCTTTGAAGTAAAAACGGAGAAAGGGAAAGCAACTGCTTTGCAGGAATCGGCTCTTCGCAAAATACAAAAATGCGGCGGAAACGCTGCCATCGTCCGTTCTGTGGAGGAGGTAAAAAGAATGCTGGAGGAGATCACGGCATGACAGCAAAAGAATACATGAAACAGGCACAAAGACTTCTTAGAAGGATTGACCGGAAACAAAAGGAAGCAGATGCTCTTCGTCAGAAACTTTCTTTTCCCAAATCACCTGCCTATTTTGATTTGCCCAAACCCGTATCGCCGGAATCTCACACCGTGGAAAACGGCGTTTCTCAGATCTTATCCTTGGAGGAAGAAGTAAAGACTGCAAAAAAGGAACTGGAAGCTCTGAAAGCAGTTTTTGATACTGCGATAAAAGCCGTTACAGATACGGAGCATCATGATATTCTGGCAAAGCGTTATCTGGAATTCAAGGACTGGAATCAGATCGCAGAAGAAATGGGATACAGTAAACCTTCCTGTTATCGTTTGCACCGGGAAGCCTTGGCAGGGATGAAAAGTTGATAGTTCATGATAGTTCATAACACTTGATGATAGTTTGCATATGTGGTATACTGTAAAGTAGGAAAACAGGAGAAAGCGAAACAGCCTTTGCGGAAGAAATTCTGCGAGGGCTGTTTTTCGTGTCCATAAAGGAGAATCGATATGCTTGCAAAAGAAGTTTTAAGAAACAGTATGGATCTAAACAGACGCATCAAGGAACAGAGTGTGATTTATCAGGATTGGAAAGCTATGGCGATGGAGATCGATGAAGATGAAATACATGAGATCGTGGAGGCGGCTTGGGACGATCTGATCGCATCGATTCGGTTGAAACGGGAACTAGAAGAACTTATCATGGCAAATCACAATGCCGATCAGCGTGAGATCCTTCGTTTGCGGTATCTTTACGCTGCAACATGGGATGCCATTGCAGATGAACTGAATGACAGCGTTGCCTGGGTGAAGGAACAATACCAAAAAGCATTGAAAAAACTCTCTGCAGAAACAGCAGATAGTTGCAAAGGCTGTGACTGCTGTGCCGAAGAAATGTAAGAAGCCCTGCAAGCACCCAGGCTGTCCCAATCTGACAGACGGTTTGTACTGTGCGGAGCATCAGCCCTTGCACCCAGACCGACCGTCTGCCGCTAAGCGTGGCTACGGCAGCAAGTGGCAGCGGCTCAGCAAAGCGTACCTCCGCCGGCATCCCTTGTGTGTGCGTTGCAAAGCACAGGGACGGTTCACGGCAGCGACCGTGGTCGACCATATCATTCCTCACCGTGGTAATCCGCATCTGATGTGGGATGAAAGCAACTGGCAGGCTCTTTGCAAGCCATGCCATGACCGCAAGACATGGACGGAAGACCGAAATCCCGTCTATCGATATTGATTGTGTCTGAAATGCTGCCGGTGGGGGGATAAAAATCTCTAATTGTGAATTTTTTACAGACCGGCGTTCCCTCTCATGCACAAAAACCAAGGTTCAAACGGGGGATTAACCCCGAAAATATGCAAACAAGCCGAAACTTACGCAGTTTCGGCTATTTTTCTCTCAAAAGGCAGGTGAAATCAGATGGCAAAGGACGGCACAAGAAGGGGCGGCAGACGAGTTCGTGCAGGCGATAAGCCGAAAGCCCTCTCCGACAAGATTGCAGAGGGCAAGGATGCAGATATTATGGAGTTTCATGCTCCGGAATTGGACGCAGCTGATCTGGACGATGCCGCTGATTTGACCGGTGCGGATATGCCAAGCCCCAGTGCATACTTGTCTGCCCAGCAGAAGAACGGAAAACCGCTGGGAGCAGACATTGTGTACAAAGAAACATGGCTCTGGCTGAAACAGCGTGGCTGTGAAAAGCACGTCAACAAACGGCTGCTGGAAAGCTACTCACAGGCATTCGCCCGATTTGTACAGTGTGAAGAAGCCCTCAGTACCTATGGACTGCTGGGAAAGCACCCGACCACGGGCGGCGTTATCGCCTCTCCGTTTGTGCAGATGAGCCAGACATTTCAGAAACAGGCAAATTTGCTCTGGTATGAGATTTTCGATATTGTGAAACAGAACTGCACGACCAAATTTGACGGTACACCGCAGGATGATTTGATGGAACAGCTTCTGAGCAGCAGAAAGTGAGAAATACATGAAAGCAGATGTTCAATTCTGGAGAGAACTGAAACAGCAGAGAAATAACATGACCAAACAGCAATATCGCACAATCAAAGGACAGGCTGTCAAAGGCAATATGGATGCCGCCCGAAGAGGTATGCTCAGAATTCAGCAGAGGAGGAATCACAGATGACAACGACCAAAGAATTTCAGCTTGTTGACATCAACAAGTTAGTGCCTTATGCCAACAACGCCAGAACGCACAACAAGGAACAGATCCTGAAGCTTCGCTCTTCTCTGCGTGAGTTTGGATTTGTCAATCCCGTCATTATCGACAAGGCATATAACGTCCTCGCCGGTCACGGCAGAATTGAAGCCGCAAAAGAAGAAGGTATTGCAGAAGTACCCTGTGTGTATGCCGACCATCTGACCGAAGCACAGAAGAAAGCGTATATTCTTGCTGACAACCGGATGGCATTGGATGCCGGCTGGGACGAAGAACTGCTGTCCGTTGAAATGCAGGAACTGCAGGAGCTCGGATTCGACCTTGGGTTGACTGGTTTCGATGAATCTGAAATCGCTGACCTTTTCGACATTAACAGTGATGAAGCAAAACAGGATGATTTTGATGTAGATGCAGAACTGGAAAAGCCCTGCAAAT